TAGTGGCAACGACTCTCAAGAGCGGCAAGGTGATCCTGAAGCTTCTTAGAGCGTACATTCTCAAACTTAATATTAGTGATAAAGATCGCACCTGCTTTGAACTCGAAGCGATCTGGCACTCCTTCTGAACGCAGGACTCTAGAGTCTGTGTTCCAGCTGATAGTACGCTTCTTAGAGCTATCCAAAGCCGCTTTCAAAATGTTCAGCGACAAGTCATCTAACAGTACAGAGTCACAGTCATCGAACACAATGACAGAGCCCTTTTCGCTGTATTGATAGAGCTTAGAGTACAAGCCAATGGCACTCATAGCACCCTTGACAACTTCGTACTTGGGCTTACGCTGACCCATTACGTCAAACAAGTCGTCCTTAGACAGTACTTCTTCAACACCAAACGATTTACCGACGCCTGGGGGTCCTGTTACGATCATAGCACGAACAGTACCAGCTTTGACTGCTTTAGTCATTTCTTTAAGCACTTCAAAACGGTTACGAGTACGCTCGATGATTTCTTCGTCTGTCTCGTGAGCTACGACAGCGTCTGACACTTTGATCTGTTCCAAACTCTTGTCTCCCACGGGTGAATTGGTAACTCCTGATATTACGGTATAGCTTTGTGCGCTAATGCATTTGATCTTGATACTACGATCTGGGATACCCGCATTGCTGGGCTGTACGCTACCGCCGTTAACAGTAACATACCCACCTTGGCTACCGTCTTTGAAACCCTCTACGAGTTCAAAACGCAAACCGGACATACTAGTATCGCGACCGCGTATCTTATATGTGCCCTCATGCATCTCTATAATTGCTGGCATTGTTTCGCTCCAATGTTTGTTAATAAGTCTCTATTATATGATCAATTAGGGCTTTTGTCAACCCCTAATTAATTACCCTTCAACGGGTAGGGTTTCTAGTGCTGTTGCCAACGGAACGAGCCCGTTCTTTACCAGCCCTTCAGTAGCGTATACAGCACCCGCATACCAGACTCCGTCCTTCATCACGTAGTAGTACTCGCCACAGCAGCCGTTGACCTGCTCGAGGAACTCGTCGAAGCTGTGTGCTACACTCCACGGGGTGCTCTTGAGGAACTCATTAACGTCCTCACCCTGGGCTTCACGATCTTCGTAGAAGTTCATTTCTTCTAGGGTCTCTTTGACGCCGCTGTTGTCCCCACGTGCGATCAGCATGTTAGCTAGTGTGGAATCGTACTTGCTGAGCAAGATGCGGCCTGTGTAGTCTAGATAGCCGTCATAGTGACAGTAGACGCTCTTGCAGACTGTGCCATGCATGATGCCTACTCTGCTTCTTGTACCCATAGTTGTCGCTCCTATTAAGTGTGTGTAAGTGTATATTATATGCTCAAACTGCTGCTGTGTCAACCACACGTTGTAAAGACCCTACAAGACGCAGGGCTTCTTTACGTGCTTCATCAACAGCTTCATCAATCATGCTGTCAGCTGTACCATCACGCAAGACTTCTGAGGCATCCTCGTACAAGAAGCCCCCAACGTAGCTAGAGCCCAGCTCATGCCCATCAACCAGGGCACGTACACGCAGCATGAAGTAGTCCAGGGAGCCCATCTCTATTTGTGTATACATCTCGTGGATGTCATAGTAGGGCTTGCCCGTGTCAGGGTCTGTACTAGTGTCGAACAGGTGATCTAGTGGGATGTCTTCCCAAGTCTTGTCTACCACAATGTCGAACCCCTCGCGCTGCAGGGTGGCTAGCGTAGTATAGTCTCTCATTTAGATCTCCGTTTCGTATTCGTAGAACTTAACTGTAGGGTCATACTTCTTCAGTTGCTTGGCCGCTGTCATTAACTCTTTGTAGCGACGCTGTACCTCTGCACGGGGCAGCTCTCCATCGCATGTAAGGTTCTCTGGGCTCAGTGCTGAATCAATCATGTCTGCTACACGCTGGCGCTCTGCGGCACTGTTTAAGCTGTACTGGGGACCCTTGAAGAAGCTGTTCCAGTGATTCTTCTGCTTGAGGAAGTTCTCTAATGCTTTCATAGTTCGCTCCTATGTTGTAAAGTTGTATTATAGCATCAATCTTCTAGGCTGTCAACCGGAGCAAACATCCTACGAGCGTCACGCATGAACATGGTGTAGGCCACGCGATCTTCTTTGTCCAGATCATCGTAGCAGTACTCCATGTCTTTGAGTGCAGCCAGAATGTCGTTGCCCGTGTGCAGTTCAGCGTATTCTTGCACCAATCTGCATGCATCCGATATATCCATATACAATGGTGTTCCCATATCAATCTCCTCTTGTGTCTGTGTTAAGTGTAGGGCGTAGGGTACGACGTAGCTCTACTTCCCGCTTGTGAGCAGCCGCTTTGCCACGGATGACTTCATGTACAAGTACTTCGATCTCGCTCTTGTCTGTGAGCTTACGAAGTTCTTGACATAGTAGCCACTTCTTACAGTCATTCTTAGCACGATAGTAGTGCTTGGCGGCGCGAGCCAGTACAGACTTATTAATAGTAGTCTCAGTCTTGGCTGTGACTCCTATGTAGTTGAGTCCGTTAACACGTAGTTCATAGATGATATGATTACGGTCGACACGCTTTTTACGAATGGGCTTTTCTAAGTTCATGTAGTAATTATAGCACCATTTCGCCATTCTGTCAACCAAAAGGGAAAAGACCCTAGGATCAGTAGGGTTGTCCAAACTGTAGCCAAAATGCCACAGATTGGCGTAAGTCCGCGTCCGTGAACAGAAAACAGCTGGCACTGTCACTCTGCTGCTGTAGTGGTGGGCCCCCCGAGAGTCGAACTCGGCACCAATGGATTATGAGTCCACTGCTCTAACCAACATGAGCTAGAGGCCCGTTAACGTTAGCTGCTGTTGCGCAGCGTTAATCTTTAGGGGGCCACGGGTGTAACAGCTCGCCCGTTACGGGATCCCGCGCCATGGGATTGAAGCCTACTTCACCGTGATGTACATGCTGCTGTTCCATCTGACGAGCCACGTTAGCTGCTGGGATAGCAGGCTTGATCCATCCTCGTCGATCGCCCTGACCATCCTGTACTACATCGATCGGACGCTCGGGTATTCCCTCTACTGCTGCTGGATCTTTATCTGCTGTTGTCATTTGTCATCCTGGTTATATTGTAATACCATCTTGTGCAAGGGTTCCATACGCTGCTGTACCACGTGAGGGGCCGCCGCTTCTAGCTGCTGCATATCCCACAGTGATGGAAAGTGTCGCAGGGCTGCACGAGCACGTTGTCTAATAGCTAAAGGCACCCGTGGAGTCACACTACTATAACTTAGATCCTCTAGTAGCTGCGCAGCCATCTGGACCGCACGATATCTTTCATCTGGTAATGTCATTTCTCTACTCCTTGCTAACAGCTTTTTCTTTAGCATGTATATATTATACAGTCAATCCTGCTTAAAGTCAACCACTAGCAGCGGGGCCTTTGGCACAAACTCTCGTTTTGGATGCAAGAACAAGTCGGGCGTAAACTCCCTAGCTGTAGTACTATATGATCGTATAGCGTATACACCCTTGTTCATAGTGTATAGTAGTTGAACACCTTCTGGAATTGCTTGCATACTATATTTACACGCTAGCATATACGTATACACTGTATACGCACTATATATAAACCTTAGCAGCGGGGCCTATCGTGGTGTACGGTACTCCAGTGTCGACTAAGTCGCTGCACACGACCACCGTGATCGCATGGTGATAAATACTGGCGGAGCCGTTTTTCTCGGGTAGAAACACCTTGATTAGAGTCATATGAGCATGGTAGGCTACATAACTTACAGTAATATAAGAATCTCTCTACTGTGGCGTATGAGGCTTAAGTCAAATGGTCACACAATTCCACACTTTCTCACACTTTATTGCACTTTTCCAATATATGTAATACACTAACCATGCGCAGCGGGGCCTATATCTAGGTTCCCTCTTAATCTACTGACAGTAAATCACACTTTTCCATACAAAACCATCATTATTAGTACTTTTTCGTACAGTAGATTTACTCTGCTATCTCTATAGTGTTCTCTTCAATGCACCATGTGGCCGTTACTATAGTGCCATCTGACCGACTACAGCGTTCTAGTTCCAAGTTATCCAATTCTATTCTCTCTACGCGAAGCGTAAAGCCCAAGTGCGAGTTACGAGCACGTTGGGCGATTCGTGCGCCTGCACGAGTCTTATAGTAACGATGGCGCTCTAGTGTAGTCTTATGTACTAGATAGTATACAGTCTGTATCATAGTTAACTCAATACAATCCCTAAGATTATGCCCACTCCAAAACTGTTTAAGCAGAGTATCAGCAGAGTCGCTAGATAGTAAACATCATCTAGTACCAATTGCTTTATGCGATCTTTATCCATATCGATATTTAACCGCTTCTAGACTAACTACTAGTATAACCCGGGAGCGACGTGTGTTACGAGACTTAATTACCATTCATTGCGTTAGTTACGATCCATTTTATTGTTCTGTAGATCCCCAACTCATATGGGCTGTTGTTGAACGATCGGGTGGATCAGTACACGCTGGAGCCACTGCAGGCAGTATGGACTTTTACGTTCCTGACAAGATTATCTCACAGATCTTACTAATGGCGCCAGGACTACGCCTACGAGTAGCTAAGAGTTTGATATAGTATTAACTGCGTAGATAATAGTTCTAGTTCTGCGAAAATTTTTGCGCTTCGCGCTGCTCTTCGAGCAGCTTAGTGAATTAACCTGCCTGCCCAAAATCTCTGTTCACGTTTAACTAGACGCTGCTCGTGCCCTAGTAAATATTACTATGATTGCCTATGACAATAATTATATACGAGTGATAGATGGTGTGTTTGATTCTGAGTTTTGCCGCCACTTGATTGACAGGTTTGAACAGGGCTCTAAGTATCATAAAGAAACACCTGGCAAGCTGATTGAACTAGACTGTTATAATGCTCGTCATAATCCTAAAGCGTGGATACCTGGCCATAAGTCTATATGGCGAGGCTATGATTGGACTGAAGATACTGATAGGATTATGGCTCGTTTGAAGCCTGAACTAGATCAATATCGAGCCCACTGGGACAAGTTGAACTGCCTACCCCGTGCTTACTCAGCAGAGGGCATACGTATCAAGTGCTATCGTCCTGGCGAACATGAGTTTAAGATTCACGTGGATCAGGGTACTCGAGAATCAGCTAGCCGATTCATAGCTGTACTAGTATATCTAAATGACAACGAAGCAGGCACAGAGTTTCCCTTGGAAAACTATCTAGTTCAAGCTCGTGAGGGCCGTATAGTGATCTTTAGTCCAAGTTGGCAGTTCCCTCATAGAGGTCTAATGCCCCAAGAGTCAACCAAATATATCCTCAGCACCTACTTACACTTTATACCCGCAGATGACTACAAATAACTGTTTTGGAACACCCATATTCGTACATG